CACATATGCACCGTCACTCTCCGGAGTTCTCGTTGTCAAAGGTTACGTTTGATGACCGCGACCTTCCGCGCAAGCTCAAGGACACGAAGGCGCGTCCGAAAGCATACTATGCCTATGACGTGGCGAGCCAATGCTGCATTGGATATGCGTACAACAGGTCAAAGAATATAGACTTGGTGGTTGAGATGTTCCGTAACATGCTCAAGCTGCTCGATAGAAACGGCTGGGGCTGCCCGGCAGAGGTCGAAGTCGAGAATCACTTGATGAGCCAATGGAAGGACAGCTTCTTACGTGCCGGAGTGGTGTTTCCATTTGTAAGATTTTGCGCACCTGAAAACTCGCAAGAGAAGCATGCAGAGAACTTCAACGGCTCGAAGAAACGCAGTATTGAACACCGCAATCACATCGGCATCGGACGTTTTTATGCGATGAATCCGAAGTATCGCACCGAGGCTAAGAAGGTGTTTGACGAATCGAATGATACATACGTAGACAAGGACTACTACACATGGGATGAGCTTATAGCTGATGATATTGAAGACATCAGACAGTTCAACGCTGCGCCCCATCCCAATCAGAAGAAGTACCCCGGCATGAGCCGTTGGGACGTATTGGTGGCGAATATCAATCCGACACTGCAGCAGCTTGACAAAGCCAAGTTTGCCCGCTACGTTGGAGAACATGTGCCGACCACGATACGTCGAAACAGCTATTGCCGCGTTGGCTACACCGATTGGTGGTTGAGCAAGACATCAGTATTGGAGATGCTTGCGCCCAACAACTATAAGGTGGATGCCTACTACCTAACAGACGAAAAAGGTGACATCACCGACGTCTATATATACCAGAACGACTTACTTATAGATAAGCTCCAGAACGTCGGCACGTATAACACAGCGACCGCCGAGCAGACAGATGAAGACCGTGCGATATTCGTTGAACAGCGCAAGAAGTTGGCAGACTTCAACAATTATATCAAGGAGAATGCCATCAACCGCGTAGGTGTCATCCGTCATGACGACGGACCTGTGGCAGCAGCCGAGGAGGTCATCAGCGAAAACTGCATTAATGATAATGATGGCCCGGATGATATGTCGGAAATGAGCGACTACAACTATGGAGCAGCAGGCTTCGATAGCCTATAGAATAGCATTTAAATAGTAATAGAATATGATTACCACGGATATAAAGAATAAGATATTAAGCGCAATCAAGGTCAACCGCGCCAACTATCCGAGTGACGCCAAACATGCGGCATCCTTAGGGATAAGCACGAGCGTCTACAGCGCGCTGCGCAACGGTAATACCGAAAGACAGATGAGCGATGCTGCCTGGATCAGTGTTGCGAGAAAATTGAATGTAAGCCTTAGAGGCGAGATAGAATGGAAAGCAGCGCGCACAGCGACCTTCCAATTTATCACGGCACAGTTGGAGCTTTGCCAAGGCAGTAGCCTGAGCGGCATCATGTGCGACATGCCCAATATCGGCAAGACCTTCACGGCACGGCACTATGTAGCCAACCATGCGAATGTTGTCTATATAGACTGCTCACAGGTTAAGACCAAACTGAAGCTCATACGCAAGATAGCCGGTGAGTTTGGTGTTGACTCAAAAGGCAGATATGCCGATGTCTACGATGACCTTGTCTACTACTTGAAGTCGATACAAACTCCGATGATCATCTTGGATGAAGCCGGAGACTTACAATATGAAGCCTTCCTCGAGTTGAAGGCCCTATGGAATGCCACAGAACGCTGCTGCGCATGGTATATGATGGGAGCCGACGGGTTGAAGGAGAAGATAAATCGCTCGATAGAGTGTAAGAAAGTCGGATATACCGAGATGCTCAGCCGCTACGGCGACAGATTCAGCAGGGTGACACCTGATGATGGCAAGGAGCGAGAGCGGTTCCTGATGGAGCAGGCACGAGTGGTGGCGAAAGTCAATGCGCCTGAGGGTACGGACATAGCCACACTCGTCAGGAAAACTGCAGGAGGTTTGCGAAGGGTTTACACAGAAATTGAGAAACTGAAACGAGGCTAACGCATGGCACAACGAGCATACGGACCACGAGAAATCCTTAAAAAGACCTATAAAACGCTGCCGTGGACGGGCGTATGGACAGAGTGCTTCGGCACACCGACAATGAATGAGCTATGGTTCATCAGTGGAGCCAGCTCATCAGGCAAGAGTAGCTTTGTGATGCAGCTATCAAGAGAACTTTGTAACTATGGAACTGTACTCTATCTGAGTTATGAGGAAGGCGTAAGCCAGTCATTCAGGACGCGCATCGACCGCTTTAAGATGAGCGAAGTTCAAGGACGCTTCAGAGTAGTAACAAGCGATACCTACGAAGAAGTTATTGACAGACTGAAACGACCGCGCAGCCCGCACTTCGTGATAATCGACAGCTATCAGGTGTCAGGCTGGACATATCCTCAGATGAGCGAATTGATAGCGACGTTTCCGCGAAAGTCCTTCATCATCATCTCGCAAGAAGACAAAGGACGACCGATGGGAAAGCCGGCAGTCAAGCTCAAATATGATGCGGGCATTAAGATACGTGTCATAGGTTATCAGGCAGTATGCCAAGGACGCTTCATTCCCGAGCCGGGTACTGCATTTGATGTCTGGGATTCAGGAGTATTGAAAACTACAAATAACATTTAATATTAATATCATGAGCAGAAAGATTACAGAAATCGTACTTGATGCGGAGAATATCGCCGTAACAGGACAGGTCGACGGATTCTACTCCAAAGGGCACGTCTGCGGGTATTGCCACGGCAACGGCTGGATATGGGGTCGGAACAAGTACCGCGAAGAGCAGCAAGAAGAATGTCCTATCTGCGGAGGCAGTGGCGAGCTTGATGCGATAGTAACCGTCAAATGGTGTGCAGCACCAAGGCGCAGGTGTCCTTTAGACGCGAAGTAGTATGGCACAGGCGATACACAACTTCAGTCGGTTCTACCTACTGTTTAACGCAATCCCCTACACGGGAGACCGCGATGATCTAAAGCGAGAGTTGGTATTGCAATACACCAACAATCGCACCGACAGCCTCAAAGAGATGACGGCTAAAGAGTACATTGAATGTTGTAAGGGCATCGAAAGATTGAGCAATCGACGCGAGGTGCAGCGCAAGCTAAGGAGCTGCTGCTTGAAACTGATGCAGCAGATAGGCGTAGACACCAGCGATTGGGCGAGAATCAATAACTTCTGCGCTCATCCACGGATTGCAGGCAAGGAATTTGCCTTTATCAACAATGAAGAACTGCAAGCCTTGAGTGTTAAGCTACGAGCTATCAAACGTCAAGGCGGATTAAAGAAAAAAGAAGTTACACCGGCACCGCAAGAGACGAAGACGCAGACGTACTATGTAATCGGAGGCAGCGGTACAGCAAAAGCGAATTGATATGACAAAAGCGATGAAAGACATGCGTCAGTATCTCAATGAGCTGACCGCAGAAATGGAGAACGATGAATATGCGGCATTTATGCGCGAGTTAGCCGACTGGGCTGACGACCAAGCACAAGTTGCCGAATACGAATTGAGTGAAGACGATGAGTTTTAAACCCGAAAAGATAACAATATGGAAACAGAAAATGTAACAATGACCGCCGAAGAACGTGCGGAATTTGAAGCCTTCAAGGCAGAGCGCGAGAAGAAGAAAGCAGCTGAAGCTCGCAAGCAACAACGTGACGAATACTCCAAGATTGTAGACGATGAGATTGCAACAGCAATCCCGCAACTTCGCCAGCTGAGCGAAGATATCAAAGCCGTGAAGGATACAATCTTCAATAACTTCGACACAATCCTGAAGATGAAGTCAGAGGTTCTTGGCTTGAGCAAGGACGACCAGACCAGCCACCAGTTCACCAACAGTGAAGGCGACTTGCGCGTGATGCTCGGAGTGAATACCATAGACGGCTACCGCGATACAGCCGAGGATGGTATTACGATGGTTCGCCAATACCTTGAAGACCTCGCCAAAGACGACAAGACCAAGGCACTCGTGAGTGCGGTTCTGCGCTTGCTTGCCAAAGACCAGACAGGTTCAATCAAAGCCAGCCGCGTATTGCAGCTGCGCAAATTGGCGGAAGAGAGCGGCGATGAGATGTTCATCGAAGGTGTGCGCATCATCGAAGAGAGCTATCAGCCGACGACTACCAAGAGATTTGTCCGCGCAGCCTACCGCAACGACAAGGGAGCCTGGGTGAATATTCCACTAAGCATGACAGACGTTGAATGAAAAGAGAAATAGTAAAACCTGCGAAAATCGCCCTATGCCGCAGATGTCGCGGTAAGGGCGAGATAGCAGACCGATATACCGGCATCGGTAATACGGTTTGCCCACAATGTCAAGGCAGCGGCAGAGTAGTCGTCGCCTGCGAGATGAAAATCAATATCGAACCATACAAACCCTAACAATTGCCAATGAGGGCTAAACGGCGCGGCGTAAGCTACATAAAACGAGTGCACGACATTAATGAGATATATGACCGCTATGCCAAGGAAGGCGTGTCGAACCGCGAGATCTGGCGGCGGTACATATATCCCGTTTATGGGCTTAGTGAGCGAGGGTTCTACTACATACTCAGGGCCTCGCTCACGTCTCGCTATAATGAGAAGCTTGACAACTATCCAACACTATTTGACTAATGGCAGCGACAAATAAAGACATAGGAATCATCATAAAGCGCATCTTGAGAGATATACAGGTAGAGCTGGGCGATGAGTTTGACAAGAACTTCGAACGCCAGGCGTTTTTCTCTCAGGCATGGCAGCGCAGGAAAAGCCCGACAAGGCAAGGGGGAGCGACCTTGATAGATACCGGACAGCTCCGCAAGAGTGTTCGAAGCGAGGTCAAAGACAGTTCGATAGTCTTTCGAAGTGATTTGCCTTATGCCGAGATACATAATGAAGGCGGTGAGATAAAGGTCACGCCGAAGATGAAGAAGTATTTTTGGCATAGGTATTACGACTGCACAGGCTCGTTCGGCAGACGTAAGGACGGCAGCCTTCGCCGCGACAAGCGCAACAGTAGGTTGACAACGGAGGCGGAGTTCTGGAAGGCGTTGGCACTGATGCGAGTGGGCAGCGCGATAAAGATACCCAAGCGACAGTTCCTTGGCGTTGCACCCGAAGTCGAGGCGACAGTGCGAGAGATTATCGAAGATAATATAAGTGAATATTTGGATAATATAGATTTCAATATAAAATGAGAAAAGAGATATATAATGCGATAGTAAATACGCTGAAAGAGAAGCTTGGCGACAAGATACAGCACTTTGACTTGTGGAACAGCAATGTCGACTTCATCGAACAAGAAGACAACTGGGCACGTCCGGCGGTGTTCATTGAGTTCTTGCCTATCGAATGGAAGGCTATTGCGACAGGCATTGAATATCGCGCAGAGGTTACAATCAAGCTCCATATCGTAACAGATTGGAGTAGTCAAGAAGATACAACGGCGGCATTTGAGCTGTCAGAAGAAATATGTGATGCGTTGATTGGCTTGGATGGTAATAAGTTCAAAGAACTTGACATCACATCAAGCTATACCAATCACAATCACGAGGAAATCATGGAAACAATAGATGTTTACAGTTGTGTTGGTTTTAAACAGGTATGATTTAGGTTAACTGTGTGAAAAGAGAAAGGCTGCGGACCGAGAGGTTAGCAGCCTTTGGTATTTTTATTGGGAAAAATGTTTGTAATTGAAAATAAATTTGTATATTTGCGGCAAAGACTTATGCGGCCCTTCTCACGTCGGCTCCCGTGAACAGCGGGAGTGCAGGCCTCGGAGGTTCCTTAAGTCTTTTTTTTGTGCTTATATGAAACGCATCGTATAAACAATAATGCCTTCGGTGTCTTTGGCTTTGAGCTCTATTGTCTGACCTTTGAACTCTGCCCTATAGACGCGAAAATCGAAATCATGATCAATCCCCTTTTCGGTTCTGACGTAGGTGAGGGATCCGCCCCATTCATCTATACATTTTGCAGTATCTATTACATCTTCAAGTTTGCTGTTGTCTATGTTTTTGGTAAATGTCTCACTGAAAAACTTTTTACCAACGATAAGACTGTCGCCATTTTGAGACTTGATGGTTTTGCGATAAGCGGTCGCTCCGTTTGGCATATCTACGCGAGGTAAATGGGTATTAGCCCAATTCTTAACATCAGATAAGATGTCGTGTCGACTCTTGCAAGCAGGTTTATCAGTATTCTCCTTATCGGCCATGGAATGTATAGATTCACAACCTTTGCATGTATCAAACTCCGTTCCCTCTTTCTTCTTTTTCTTTGCGAGTTTCCGTTTGCCTTTGGCAATGTCGCAGTCGCGGCAACGGCGGATGGTGTAAGGATTGTAGTCCGGGAAGGTCTTGCCCTCCTTGCCTGAGTTAAAGCGGAAGATGCCTTTAGTGTCATTCTGAAGAGCGGAATCACCGAGCGTGACAGCTTCGTTGTGGTCGGTCTCCGGATATTTAGTCTTGCGCACCTGTACGACAGTACAGCGGCAGTTCCAGCCATTGGGCGGATAAAACTCCTCCCAGAAAGAATCGCTTGGCGGCAAAGTCACGCCATTGAGAGCGGCATGCTGCGGACGCACCTTGTCATCACCTGCAGTACGATATTGCAGGTTGTAGCGGTCGCCATCCTCCATGAACCCTTCCCATTTAGCAGCCATTTGGGCAGATGATTGGGCGAAGTTGTACTCAGCACGGAGATAGTTCTGATTGTACGTTTTGTCTATACTTTGAACGTCGTTCAAAAAGCGTTCGAAGGGCTTACGCTCACCATTCTCATCGAGCAGAGACGGGAAAGCCTCGTTAAGCTCGTGGAAAGTCTTCATACCTGAGAAGATGTAGTCGGAACGCTTTAGGCGGCGGCGCATGGTTTCGGACATATCTGTCTTTGTAAATGCCGAATCAAGCACTGAGGCGTGGGTGTTGATGAAGGCTTGCGCCTCATCAGAAGTGAGTATGTCAATATCGAGTTGCGCGCCCTTCTGACGGAAGAGAGCTTGCATCATGTTTTCGAATAACGAAGACAACTTACGGCGTATCTTATCCTCGGCATCCTCACTGCCACCGGCAAAAGTCATAGAGACACCTGCCAACAGTCGAGCATAACGGCTATGCAGCCCCTCATAATCGGAGGGGCTTAGTCGAAAAAAGGTCTGGCGTGAGTTTGGCTGCCGCGTGGAGTATCATCGCCGTTATCATCGTTATTGTCGCCATTATCATCGCCACTATCATCAGTGTTGTTATCATCGTCAGGCAATTGAGGCTCGAAGTTGTTGCGACGTTCACCGACAGGCATGCCATACTTCTCGGCAAAGTATTGCCCATCAACCTCGTAACGGTCAGTGATGAAGGTTTCGTATGCCAGCTGCTGCTCAGGAGTATAGTCAACAGCATAGTCCCACTCGAAGTGTAAGCCTGTAAGCGGGAAACCGTGCTTAATCATGCGCGGTATCAACTGATTGTTGATGATGTCGCGGAGCATATCGCGGTCAGCCTCAACCAAGTTTTCGAATACCTGCAGGTGAGTTTGCGACTGCGACAAAGACGAGCCATCCTCGATTGTCATGGTCTGGCCGATGATGAGCTTGGAGATCTCCGAGTTAGCGCGGTCGATACGCATGTTGTAGACATTATAAGCGTCACCTTTGGTAGACTCGACGAATTGCAGGTCAGTCTCGCCTGTAGTGATCATGCTGAGCATACTGCCGGCATCATTCATCATACTCTCAAGACGCTTCCACTCAGACTTATCGCGGGTTGTAGTCTTGGCTACACGCATAGGCATACCGAAAATCTCGGCGAATGTGTCCCAGAAAGACGCAGCGTTCTTCTTGGGGATCGTGAGGGGCGCAGCCTTGAGGAACAAGCCGAGCGAATCAGGCGCACCAGCCTCAATGAGCCAGTCGTTGAAGGGCGGTTGATGATAGTCGATGCCCGAACGCCAGTCAGTACCCGTATTAGCTACGCACCTGTGATACTCGGGGATAACGTGCTTGCGAGGGACGAGGCGCACACAATCGAAGCAAGGACAGCCATCACCATCAGTGATGACGTCACCCAGTTCGATGAGTGAGTGTCCCCAATAGTTCGAGTCAAGACAGTGGCGGAGCAGCTGCTTGAACCACTCTTGGTCGAAGTAATGCAGAGCTGCAGCATTCTCCATACCCTCGGCATCTACCAATTTGAAAGAGCGCGAGAGGACGAATCCCTTGCGCTGCTCGATACAGCCCGAGAGGTGTGCGTCCACCTCCACGTCGCGATAAATATCATAGAGACGTTGGCGGTTGGGGCTGTCAACATTGATAGCCATTTGCCACGCCCTGCGCCAGTCAGCGATGTCCTTGCGAGTGAGGGCATCGGTGTTGCGTTGGAGACCGGCGATAATGCCTTGGACCTTTTGACGGTCGGCGGCTTTTGCTAAATTGAAGTCACCGTGAGGAGTATGTAACACCTGTGACTCTTTATTCTTGTTTCTGTTCTTAGCCATAGTTACCAGTCATTATGTAATCTCTTGTTAGAAGTGAAGTAAGTGCCGAACGAAGGCGAGCCGTCATCCGTTTCGGGTGTTGGCAAATCAGGGATGATCTTGCCGGCTTGGACACCCTCGAGCCATTTGATGGCACGTTCGTAACGCTCCTTGCGTATCTCGGAGCCGAACTTCTGCGGCTGCGAAGCAACGAGATGATAGAGAGCGATGTCGGCAGTGTACATGACGACAAGGCGATTGCGGGCATCGTCCACGGCTGCAAAGATAGCGTCAGTATCATAAGTCGGGCGGAGATAGCCTGAAATCTCCTCAATAGCCTCAGCCTCGGCATTGGCGAGATTATCTGATGAGGTCTGCGATAAGACCTTGAGAGCAGCATCGCCAATGACAACCCTGTAATCATTATCGTTAAGAAACATGGCGACCTCCCATTTTAGTAGAATAAATTGCGCGACGTTCGATGTCGTCAATGGTTGTGCCTTTGGCGAAACGATGTCGGCGTATCAAAGCTTTGATATTTTGTTTAGGCACTACGCGCAACCTGCCGTTGATGTAGATGACGTAGTATCTCAAGCCTGTAATGTCAGCGGCGCGGTTGGCTTGTTTCACGGCACGTTTTACGCGCCACGCCCATAAATAGCGTTTGATGAGATTGATCATATTACCATATATTTTTAGGTGAGCGGCGAGGGATCGCCACGGGTTGAAATTGCTCTTGACGAGAATTGCGTTGAAGGAACCAGATAGCACCCTCGTCAGCGTCGGGTGCGTCATCATGGACGCGAGAGCCACGTTCGAGAGCCAGCGTCTGCTCGATGCCGACTTGCATATCAGGAGAATCCTTCAGGGCCTCATTGTAGAAGACAAAGCCACGTTCCCAGAGGGGCGAGATGGCTTCGATGCGTTGAATCTTTTCCGGTTTCTTGCGTCGGTCACCCATGATGGGTAACTGATAGCCGCGAATGTCACCCTCGGCTGCAAACTCATCGAGGATGATGTCTTGCATGAAGTTCGACTCCATGAAGAATGACACTGCAACATCCTTCGGAAGCGATTCGTAGAGATTGTACAGCCAACGCACCATTCCCGAGACGGTATCTTGGCGGACGTAGCAATCAATCAGATGCAGCTCTCGCCCCGCCTTGCCCCACAGACGACAAGCCTTATAGTCATTGGCCGTGGTAGACTTGAAAGACGGGTCGGTATAGCATACCAGCATATCGTATTTGTTGAGAGGCAATACCTTCTTATATCTTATCCACTCATGGCGGAAGATGGTACCGTCGTTGATAGGGTTGTGCATCATCTCCTTCTGCCAAGCGCGGTAGCCGACGAAGGCGGCATATTGCTCAGCCTCGTCCTTGGTCCACTTTTCGCGCCAGACGGGATTGCCATTGGCATCCACCGCCTTAATCTCGGAGACGTGTACCGAAGGGATAGCCGCGATGTTAGCCAGTACGGAAGTCTTGGAGATGAGGTTGCCGACCATGATGAAACGGCCACGGCCGACATCAAGAGCGCCGAACAGGGCCTCTTTAACCCAGTCGGTAAGTTCCTTGACGCGCTTCTCGTTGCGGCAAAGCTCGTCATCGTCCAAGTCATCAATAACGATGTAGTCCGGACGCGCTTCGCGGTCGCGCAGGCCACGCGGGGACTGTCCACGGCCACAAGCCAAGAAGGTCACGCCCGACTTGGTTTTGAAAGAGCCATCGGTCCAGAAGCCGAGATTTTTTTGCTCGCCGAAGTCCGCTATCAGACGTTGATTGTATTCCAGTTCTGCTTGAATATCGCCCAACAGGCGATTAGCACTATCCTCGGACTTGCCGACGACCACCATGAAATTGATAAGCCTCTTGGGTTGGAACATCAGCCATAGCGGAATAAAGATGTCGAAGTGAGTAGATTTGGCATGGCCTCGAGGCCACTTGAAGACAGCCTTGAGGTTAGGTGTAGACTTGACTTTGGCGGCAGCCTTGTTATGGAAAGGTGCGTTGTGGATGATGCGCACCGCTTCGCCTGTAGTCTTGTCGCGAAGTGTTAAGAAGTGAGGGAAATAATACTCACAGAAGGCGGCGTAGTTAGATTGCAGCCGACGGATGCGCTTGTCGCGCTCGACGGGTGTCTCTTTGGTGACATTAAGCGAGACTTCGGTGACAGATTGAATCTCCTTGCAGTGTTCTCGCCAAAGTTCGAGAGCAGCGCGAGTCTCGGCAGAAATACCAACGCCGGTCATGTTAAGCGAGGGAATTTTTGCTCATCGACTCGATGAGGAATTTGTCTTGATACTTATTGATAGCCTTGATAAGCTCCGGGGTGACTTCGGGGTCAGTAGCGGCGCGATATTTTAGCCAAGTATTGAAAGCCATGAATACCTCGACGGCATCGACGACGTTAGCCTGTTTATCGAGCTTCTGTATAACGCTAGCCAGTTTGGATAATTTGTCGCCAAGACCGGCTAACAGAGCCGGATCGTCAGAGTGACTTACCGATTCGATAGTACGGTCAATGGTGAGAAGTATCTTGTTGACCAGTTCGGGGCGAGTGATACTGCGAGCGGCGCGAGCCTCCTTCCAGGCGTCGGCATTAACCCACTTGGAGATGGTGACTTTAGAGACGCCGACTTTATCGGCAATATCGTCTTGCTGGTTGCCCGCCATATATAGAGCGCGGGCAAGCTCCTTTTTCTTTTCGAGTTCAGCTTTTGTCATAAAAAAATGATTTGTGCGTGTGTTAATAATGTGCAAAGATGGGGAGCTTGGGAAGGGGCAGCCAAAAAAGTGTGCAATGATTGCATAGAAGTGTGCAATGATTGCACACTTTTTTGGAGGGGGCGAGGAATCGGCAGTAACTTTCGGCAAATTTTAAAAAATGATATGGCAAACAAGAGAGTAAGAATCACGAATGACGGGCTGAATGACTACGGAGGACGCATACTGACGTCGGGTATGGACATCAGCCGTTACGAGAAGAATCCGGTGCTGCTGTATATG